GGGGTGTCCGAGGTCGTCCGGCGCCTGGTCAATGGGAACCGTCACGTCGGCCCAAGGCTCGCAGATGTCATCTTGGTCCCCGTCGAGCACCTGCACCATCTCGATGCCGTTCTCGGCGTAGGAGCCGAGCGCCGCCTGGTTGTAGGCCGTGCCGAGCTCAGTCCGGGCGATCATCTCGCTGCGGTACTCGTCAAAGCCTGACCAGTTCTCAATCACGTCGCCAAGCGCGGCTGGCGAGAGGCCATCCTCGATGCCCTTCGCCACGATCTCCTGGATGCCGGCGCGCGTCGTGGCGTTGATCCCCGTCACACGCGCAGCGCCCTTCGTGAGCACCGTCTGGACGGCGCCAGCGGAGTACAGGCCGAGCGATCCTGCCGCCTGCGTCGCGGCGATGTCAGCGAGGTCCGTCAGGACGCCAGTGACGACGCCTGGCTTTGGCTTGACTGGCCCGGCCTTGCGCCCGGCAAGCACCGTCGCCTGGATGTGCGCATCCACCTGCTCGGCAGCGCCCAAGAGCGATGGACGAAGCGCGGCGGTCATGGCGTCGTCCCACTTGGACGATGGCGGCCACCAGATCGAAGCGTCCTTCGGATGGCTGGCGATCGTGCCGTAGTTCGTGCGGACGCGGCTCACGATGTCGCGCTTCTGCTGGTCGAGCACGAGCGAGACGGCGCCCTGAAGCTGCGGCGTGATGCGCGCCGTCAGGTTCTCTTTCAGCGTCCGCATGGACGCTTGGTAGCCCGCGAGGTGGACCGGCGTGGCCTTGCCGGGGCCGCTGGGCGGCGTCGGGATCGTGTCGTCCACGGCGATGATGGCCGTCGTCCAGTCGGGGTCGCCCTCGCCCACGTAGGCGGGGATCTTCTTCAGGCCGGCGTTCTCTGCGGCCTTGGCACCGTGCCAGCCGTCGATCGGCTCATAGCCGGGCTTACCGATGACCTTCGTGTGGACGAGCACGAGCGGCGGGATCGGAGCACCGATGTTCAGCGCCGCCTCCTTGCCCGCCACGATCGTCGGGTTGCGACCACCTGGACGACGCGCGGCGTTGACCTTCTTCATGGGGAAGCCGGGATCGAACTTCCAGTCGCCCTTGTCCACGAGCGCGAGATCGGACGGCGCCCACTGCTTGCGAAGCTGCCCCAGGACGGCCTCTGTGACATCCGGCCCCTTCGCCTTGACCGCAGCGCCAGTGACCGGCGCTGGCGGCGCTGATCCCACCTGCGCAGCGCTGGGGGCCATCTGGACGCTGCCCGCCTCCTCGCTCCAGTTGGGCGCCGTGACGGACTGCGCCTGGAACGTCGGCGCGACCATCGGCGGCTTACCGATCGGCATCATGTTGATGCCCATCCAGATCTCCTGACCGATCGGCTGACCCGTTGGCCCGATCACCTTCTCGTCGAGCGGAGGCTGCCCGATCAGGTCGCGGCGCTCGTCATTCGTGAGCGCGATGAACTGCGCCTTCTGCACCTTGTCGTATCGCGGCGAGTCGTCATCGAACTCGGGCTCGTCAAGCACCAGAAGCGGCGCCCAGCCCATGTACGGCTCCCAGCGATTGAGCAGCGGTTGGATGCCTTCGGCCAACTCTTCGAGGCGCGGGTGGACAGCGTTCTGCCACAGCGCCGCCTCGTCGTACTTGCGCACGTCGCCGCCGTTCAGCCCTGCCGCCGTGCTGCCGCCGACCTGCGAGAGCGGCACGCCCCACAGCGCTAGCAGGTCGTCGCGGTTCTTGGACATGAGATCGATGACCTGCATCTCGGCCATCGTCGCGGCGGTGCGGATGAAGTCCACCGGCGCACGAGTCACCTGGAGGCGCCGGGCGCTCTCCGGCTGCTCCGTGATGTTGCGCCAGTCCCGAGTGAGCTGGTTGTACACGCCGTCGTCTTCGATGATGCCCGTCTTCGGAGCGAGGATGCCCGCCAGCCGCCCGCCCGCCTTCAGGACTGCGGCGAAGTGCTGATCGATCGCGCCGTTGAGCAGCGCCTTCGTCAACGCCGACTCCACGAGGCCCGGAGGGAAGACGCCTTCATTCGGCGTCTCCAGCACGAACAGGCGGATCTCGTCAATGGTGAGCGGCGTGCCTTCGTAGCCGGGGCGCCGGTCCAGCAGCCAGCCGGTGAGCTTCGTCTTGCCTTCGTACTGCGGCGTCAGGCGGTCAGGGCGGACGTAGCAGATGGACAGCGGGATGCCGAAGTCATTGAGGCGATCAAGGAACCACGCGCCGCACCCGGCAAGCCCCATGTGGCGGCTCGTGATCTCCCACTCCTGCCGCCGCGTCAGTTTCGTGCCGACTTCCTTGACATCGAGCGCGCCCATCGGATCGGAGAGCAGCGTCCAGGCTTCCACAGCCTTCGGGTCGCTGTAGTCCTCGTCGATCGTCTCGCCGTCCGGGTCCTCGAGGTGCCATGCCACGGTAGAGAACTTGCCCGAGATCACGCGCTCGGCCGCACGGACGTAGGCGACCTCCGTACCCAGCTTCACGGCCTGGCTCATGCGCTGCGCGTGGTCGGTGGGCAGCATCATCGGCAGCAGGAACTCGGTATTGAGCACGCCCGCGCCGGGGCCAGTCGGCCCAGCCTTGACGAACGGGTCAGCGACGGGGCGCGGCGGGACGTAGATGCTCACGACTTCACCTCGCGCCGGTCAGCGACGACGGCCAATGCAATCAGGAAGAAGGCGGCCACCGCGAGCGCGGCGGGAGGATAGATCATCGCAGCGCCAGCAACGACGAGGGCGTAGGCGGCTTCCAGGTAGCGCTCGACGGTGGTCATGCCGCAGTGCTCACAGTCTTCCCGGCGAGGTTCGCCCAGGGGTTGTCCGGGTCCGGCGCAAACGCGATCACGCCGTAGCGCAGCGCGTCACAGGCATCATCGTTGATCTCGATCGGCTTCTCTTTCATGCCGTTGCGATCCTGCTGCCACACGTAGCCCGGCATCTCGCCCAAGAGCCCGGAGCATGACGGGTCCACCGTGAGGCCGTCATTGATCGCCACGGACACCGCCTGGATGCCGTCATTCACGTCATTGCGCGCCGCAACCATCTTCAGCCCAGCGGCGCGGCACTCCGCGATGTAGGCAGGCTCGCTCGGGTCGGCGTGGAACACGATGCCGGGGTAGGTCGTCTGGATGTCGAGCAACGCCGGGATGATGTCGCGCACCAGCGCGCCCTTGGCGTAGACCTCGCGCACCACCGACAGGCGCCCGCTGCCGCTCTGCCCGATGACCTCGCAGGCGAAGGCATGGACAAAGCCCCAGTCCACGCCCGCCCTGTACGCCTTCCACGGCCCCTCGCGGTGCTGCACCTGCGAGTCGGGGAGTTGCCAGATCATCCCCTCGGCGCCCACCCACTCACCGAGCACATAGCGGCGCTTGAAGTAGTCATCCGCCCCGGCGTGCGCGTCCGCGAGGTAGTCGGCGGGCAACGCCGGGTTGTCAAACGTGCTGGCGTGGAGGTACACGCGGTCGGGCGTCGGCGGCGTGAAACGCACCTTCAGCCAGTGCTTCGGGCTGGCGGGGTTCGTGGCAGCGGCGATCTGGTGGTAGCCGATGCCGGGCCACGACAGACGGCCCTTGACCATCACCCAGTCGCTCTCGGCACACTCGGCGGCCTCATCCACGAACGCCCAGCCGAGCTCCACGGAGCCCACCTTGGACGGCAGGCCCGTAATCGGGTCGGGGTCCAGGCCGAAGAGCCAGATGCGCGAACCGTTCGCCAGCTCGTACCAGCGCTCCGTGCGGTTGCTCTTGACGATCTCGGCGCGCGGGATCACGTCGTGCAGAAGCGTGCGTTCGGTGGACGCCGCGAGGCTCGCCGCAGTCTTGCGGAAGATGCCGATCGGGATGCCGGGATAGCGCTTGGCGAGGTCGTAAGCCTTCTCGCAACCGATGCGGCTCTTGCCGGCGCGAAAGGCGCCGCTGTAGAGCACCTCGCTCGCCTGCGAGTCATAGAACGTGCGCTGCGAGTCGTTCACGAAGTCGGGGCCAAGCTCGCGCCGATACCTCACGAGGAGCGGCGTCGGAAGCGCGGCGAAGCCTTCGATCATGCCGGAGCCTCTTCGCGACTCTTGAGTTCGCGGTCGATGGCAGCGCGGAGCAGGGCTCGCTCGTGATCGCTGAGGTCGGCAGAGGCATCGGCCGTCTGGATCGGGCCGCCCGCTGGCCCGCTCAACTCCACGCCGTCCATGCGGCGATAGTCCTCGTGCTTGCGCCGCTCCAGCCACCACGCGGCGGCCTGCCAGGACTGCTTCGCCGCCGTTGCTACCTGCCCGAGGAAGCGGAGCTCGGCGTCGGCCTCGGCCTTTACTACAGCGTCAAGGAAGGTCAAGTCGGCTAGCCACTGGTAGAACAGTTCATGGCTGATCCCGGCAGCGGCAGCAGAGGCTCGGCGGGTGTTGCCGACGCGCAGAGCATTCAGGATCGCTGTCTCGCGCTCTGGGCTGCGCTTCGATCGGCGCCCGGTCATGGCAGCCGCTCCGACTTCCGCCCGGTGAAGTCTTCCCAGCGCTTGATGGCGACGGCCACGTAGCGCGGGTCGATCTCCATCGCGTAGCAGCGGCGGCCGAGCTGCTCGGCGGCGATGATCGTGGTGCCGGAGCCGGAGACGATGTCTACCACGACGGCATCCGGACCGCTGCTATTGGTCAGCGCCCGACTCACCAACTCGACCGGCTTCTGCGTGGGATGCAGGTCGTTCCGCGCCGATCGGTCGATGTCCCAGACCGTCACCTC